CGGGGAGAGCTCTTAATACATCACTAGATTCTAACATGTATGGTATTGCACCAGAAATCGTTGATGGTATTACATTTGGTGGTACACTCTCAATGACCTTCCAAGCAAGTAGTGACCTAGAGGAAAAGGTGTTCTTTGAATCTTGGCAAGAAGAAGCTTGGGACAGGGGGACATGGAATGTCAAGTATTATAGAGATTACATCAAAGACATTGACATTTATGTTCTAGATGTACAGGATGCAAGACGATACGGACTTAGACTTAGAGAATGTTTTCCAAAAGAGATTGGTCCATCAAGCTTTGATGCGGGTCCAGCAGGTGAAATTGTAAAGATACCCATTACCATGCAGTATAGATATTGGGAGACACTTGACATTACAAACCAACCACCTAACCTTATGGAGAAGATTCTTGATACAGTAATTACAGGTGCAGAGAGATCAATTAATGCGAACATACCGAAGGTGTTAAGCAGACTCGGTTAAGCAGATTATGATAAAGGATGAAACATTATGGCATTACCTAAACTACAAACTTCTGAGTACACACTAACCTTACCATCAACACAGGAGGAAATTAAATTTAGACCATTCTTGGTCAAAGAGCAAAAGATTTTGATGATTGCTCAAGAATCTGGTGAAGAATCTCAGATTGCTGATGCTATTGGTCAACTAGTAACAAATTGCACCTTTGGTGGTGTAGATGTTAATATCAATCCAATGTTTGATATTGAATATGTATTTCTACAATTACGATCAAAATCTGCTGGAGCTAAAGTTACACTTAGTGTGACATGTCCAGATGATGGTGAGACTAAAGTTGAAATTGAGATTGACTTATCGGAAATTACGGTGCAAATGAGTTTGGAACATTCTCAAGAGGTCGAGCTTACAAAAGATATTAAACTAAGATTGCGGTATCCAATTTTGAAAGATATGAAAAATTTAGATATGAATCTTTCTGATTTTGAAAGAAGTATAATTATGTTCCATGAGTGTGTTGAAAGTGTTGTGGATGGAGATGAGATTATCAACAGAATTGACATGACAACAGATGAAATTGTTGAGTTTATTGATTCATTTAATACGGAACAACTAGAGAATGTGTTAAAGTTTTTTGAAACGATGCCAAAATTACGACATATAGTTGATGTGACTAATCCTAAAACTAAGAAGAAGGGTGAAGTACTATTGGAGGGATTACCAAGTTTTTTAGGATAGCGCTGTCTCATGACTCCTTGACAAATTATTATAAACTAAATTTTGCAATGATACAGCATCATAAATGGAGTTTAACTGAGTTGGAGGATATGTTGCCGTGGGAGAGAGAAATATACCTTAATTTATTGTCACAAAACATCAAAAAAGAGAAAGCGGAGTACGAAAAACAAGAAAGAAAAAATAGGAGTTAATCACATGGGTGAAGAAGAAATCAGAAAATCAAGTTACCATCCAGCAGATACGAATGGTGATGGTGATGTATCCAAAGATGAACATGATATGTTCTTAGAGTTCAAACGCAAAGAACTTGAAGATGCAGATGCAATGCGTGACGCCCAGCGTAGTATGGCATGGTTCTCACTTGGTGGTATGTTAATGTATCCTGTTATCGTAGTCCTCGCAACAGTTTTCAATATGGATCAAGCAGCAAAGATTCTTGGTGATATGGCGGGAGTATACTTCATTGCGGTTGCTGGTATTGTCGCAGCGTTCTTTGGCGCACAAGCACTTAGTAAAGCTAAGAAATAAGGAATAAGTCATGGCCGATTTACAAGACGTTATTAATAAACTAACAAACGAAGGTGCTCTTACTCGTAATAAGGGCGCTCACTCTATTAAATCGGTCAAACAACTTATTACAAGTAATCAAGAAAGCCCTGCTCAGAGAAAACAAAGTGCTGAAGACGCACGAAACGCAGCAGGTAAAACTAATACCCTACTTGAATCAATAGCTAATGGTGTCAGTGTTAATAGTAGTGGTGTGTCTGAAGCAAAGAAATCAGGTAAGTTAGGTGGATTGCTTGGTGGTATAGGCGCATCATTAGGCGGTCTGGGTATAGGTGCTGGTGTTGCAATGGGTGGACTAGGTGCATTATTTGCTGGTGGTGGTTATCTTCTTAAACAACTTGCAGAATTTGATGGTAAAGCAGTTGTTGCAAACGTAAGAGAACTCTTCAAGATTGCAGACTTAACTACTGGAATTGGTGATGCTTTTGTTAAAGGTGGACAGTTCTTTTTAACAATGACAGGGCTTGGTCTTGGACTAGCAATATTTGGTATAGGTAGCACTATTGCTGGTCTTGGAGATGCTTTGCTGAATTTCACTAATGCTAACTGGGCACAGGGTATTGTTGATAATGTTGTAATTCTATTAAGTATTAGTGAGAAACTTGGTGGTGCTGGTGCATTAGTGGGTGAAGGTGGTGCATTTTTCCTCGCCATGACAGGTATTGGTCTTGGACTAGCAGTATTTGGTGTCGGGTCAGCACTTGTTGGTCTTGGTCAGTTTGTCACAAAGGATGATTGGACACAAAGAGTAGTAGATAATGTTACTAAACTATTAAGTATCAGTAAACTTGTAGGTGGGGTTGGTGATGCATTTTCGAAGGGGGGCACTTTCTTTGTCGCTATGACAGGTATTGGTGCTGGACTAGCGGTATTTGGTGCTGGGTCAGCACTTGTTGGTCTTGGTCAGTTTATCACAAAAGATGATTGGGCAACAAAAGTATACGATAGCGTAGCTACATTGATGAAAATCCCCGCATTAATTCCAGCAGATTCATCTGCTCTTGCAGAAGGTGGAAGTTTTGTCACAATAATGGGCGGGATTGCGCTTGGTTTGATTGCCTTTGCAATAGGAAGTTCTGCAAATTCAATATCAACTGCATTGGGTCAGTTCAGTGGTGCAGGCGCTAAATTTGCAGATGACGTTGTATATAATGTTAAAAAATTGATGGAAATATCTGCTTTGAAGTTTGGTGATGTTGCGAAGTTCACCGGATTCATGACAGCTATTGCTGCTGGTTTATTTGCGTTTGCAGTAGGTAAAGGTGCTAATGCTATGGGTGATGTTATTGGCAAATTCTCAGGTAATTTTGCTGATAACATTGTCAAAGATGTTAACACATTAATGGCAATGATAAATGACCCAAATGTAAATCAAGAAAAGGCTAATGAGTTTAGTTCTATAATGGGTACTATTGCAGCGGGTCTTGTTAAGTTTTCGGCCGGTAAATTTGTAGGTACTCTTGCTGGTGCAGCTTCAAGCGTTTTGAATTTCTTGGGGGGCACTGGTCCAATACAAGAAATTAAGAACCTAGCAAAAGAGGCAGATAACATAGAGAAGGGCGCAAATGCTATTGGAAAGATTGCTGATAATCTGGACAAAATTGGTGGTTTAAAGTTTGATGGTTCAAACATTAACATTAAAGATTTTTCAAAAGACTTATTAGATTCTGTCCCTGCAATTGAAGCAGCCATAATGGGTGGTAAAATTAAGGGTGGAATATTCAGTAGCGATATTAAATATAAAGGTTTAGCATCGGCAGAAATTAAATGGAGTGATGCTGCAAAAAATATAAAAACTATTCAAGCGGCATTAAAGGTAGACCCAGCAGAGGTGGTTGATTCAACCACGGAGGATATTGCGGATGCAACAAATAGTATATTCGAAACTTTAAAAAGAAGTATTGATGATTTAACAGCGCAAATTGCCCTAATTCCTGTTGGTGGAAATACTGTAAATGCACCAACCACTGTCAAGAATGAAGGTGACAATGTTGCACCAGCTCCTGTTGTAGATTCAAGGTATAAGGGGATGAACGGAGCGAACAGTGCGGTTGCCTGAGTCAGCTGGATATGTAAAAAAGGGGGAACCGAAGTTCCCCCTTTCTCTTACTCGTTTGCCAACTTTTCAAAATAGGACATTGTGTCCCCTTCATCATCAGTATCAACAGTTGGTGCTGGAGTAGGTTTCGTATCCACCTTTGGTTCGACCCAAGGTGCATCTTCCATCACCTCTGTGGCCCTACCTACTTTGGTAGTCCCAGAAAGAACCATATCCATACGCTTCTTCAGTTCATCGTAGGACTTGAAGTTAGACTCCCCAGTAAACTCTGATAGAGGATACTGCGTCTTCCAAAGCTCTTCCAGCTTGTCATCATCATCAAACAGAGCAGCTGGTGCTTCGAACTCTGACTTATCATAGTTCCAATAACCGTCTACTGTACGAAGCTTCAACTTGAAGTTCGCACCTTCCCAGAAGTCAAAGGGATTGACAGGAGTTTCATCCTTGAATGCTGGTTGCATTGCTTCCATGCACTTGTCAAAGATTTTCTTACCGAAGCGATAGAGCATAACC